ATTTCACATGCAGTTGCCTGCTCTAGGTAATTGTATATCATTAACTAGTAATTCTTATCGGAGGCTTTATGACTATTGAAACTATAACAGATATAACGGGTACCGGAGTCTACTTTCAAAAGTGGACTATTTGGGACCCAACTATAACTGCGTATAGCAACAATTACATCGTACGGCGCTCTGTCAAAGAAGATAACGACACCATATCACGGTCAAAACCCATTGGGAATTTGATCGAAAGTATGACGGCGTTACCTCTCCAAAGCAAAAGTTTAAATGTGGCGGGTGAGTTCACCAGGGATTCACATCCTCGGTGGTACAAAACCTACCGCACAACTTCTCGTGCTTTGTGTGATGACCGGTTATTGGTCAATTGTGCGCCTCCCCATTGGGAGACGAAACTGCGTCTGAAAGTGAAAGCTGAAGCCATAAATCTAGGCGAATCCCTTGCGGAATATCGCCAGACGGCTAATATGTTTGTCACTTTTGTCCAGAAGTTCGCATGGGGCTTGAAAAAGCTCCGTCGAGGTCAATTGCCTTTCAATAGGCGAATCAACCTTAACGACGTGGCCTCTGGCCACCTCATGTACGCTTTTGGAATAGCCCCGCTTGCTGGTGACCTCGCCGATTCTATCGGTCGATTAACTCGCAAATTGGAGGCTAACGCATACCGTCGCTACGCTGTTCAGGTGAAGAACGAAGAGACCCTTGACGGGATCCCGACTTCATCTGGCTGGCTAAAAGACGGTTCACGTAAGAGGTCTATACATGCTGTAGCGTATGTAAGGTTCAATAAGAACCCTAGCAATTTTACGCTCGGAAATCCACTTGAATTGGCTTGGGAATTAACGCCCTTTTCATGGTTAGTGGACTACGCTTTCAATATAGGAGATTACCTTAGCTCGCTCGACGCCCTTATGGATGTCGATAGTGTCAAAGGCTTCTACACTGAAAAACAGGAATACTCTATTTCTACTGACTACGGTAAGTCTGCTAACGAAAACACAGTTAGCTTTACCAACGCCACGTATAAATATGAGTCTCATGTACGGGTTGCTCTAGATACCATCCCTCTCGGGCGGTTAGAGTACAAACCTTCCCTCAGTTTTGGCAAAGTTATTAATGCCCTTGCTGTGTTTAAGGTAATCACTAATAAGCGATATTAAGCTTATTAATTATCGGTCTTTCGACCCTACGCCAATTTTGGCACAACGTATAGGAGTCCCGTTTCTATGAAATATAATAGAGTATGGAACTTTTTCTACGAATTGATACAGACAATCATCTGTAAAAACCGGAGATAACATTATGCCTAGCGCATCCACTATAACACTTACTAATAGCGTACCTGCAGATGCAGATTTTGACCCTACCCGATTTATTGGGAATAAGGCATTATTTGTAAATAAAGACGCTATTACATCAGCTGGTCGACGTAATTTCACAATTATTCTCGACCCTGCAACGGCAAAACGCTCGTCTGACCATGTTAAGGTTCGACTTGCAAGCCCTGCAGAAAATACAGTTGATGGTTTGACCACGGTAGTTCATACACCATGGTTTTCTGGTGAGTTTATCCTTCCTGTCAGTATGACCTTGACCGAACGTAAGAACATTCTTGCTGAAGCCCGTGATTTATTGGGCGACGCAATTATGGGGTCTTACGTTGAAGACCTCTTGCCAGCGTATTAAACCGCTGGTAGGAAGGACAATGGATTGTAAAAAGTCCATCGTCTGTCTTCCAAAACCGGTCCACTCCGACGTTGTAATTATGCGACGTGGGTGTGGGTTTGTTTTGGGTCAAGCCTAGGTATCCTACTTAGGACAAGTACTTACAATAAGGATTTAGCTATGTTTAGCGAACACTTTTCTAAACACACCTCCAGTTTACAATTGGAGCTCACTACCGCAGTTTCTCTATTCGAAGCCTTAGATACGCCCGTTAGTTTGGGTCTGTACCTTCGGGTTAAATACGAGAACTGGAATTCACTCATTCACGCCTCTTGTGAGCCGGCAGATTACGAGGATCTTCAGCATTTCGCTGATGACTACCTCGCTACCTCGCTCTTAAAGAAGTCGCCTAACTTACCGTCCGATATTGATAGACGGCAAACAGCGATTGACTCCTTTTTCGAAAGTGAAGTCAAGTGTAAATCAGTGAATTGGTACATCAAGAACGCGCGCAATGCGTTAATGCCTCAGCTATTCAAAGCGAAGGGTATTATAGCAAAAACGCTCGGTCCTCTGCGTACCCGGGACTTAAAGTTTATTCAAAACAACTTTAAGTTTGGACCAGGTGCAACAACTGCTATCAAAGGTCGTGGTAGTGTCTTATCAGACAAATACGATGAAGAAATTCATCTGACCACAGAACTAATGCCATATTACCGCGCTATTCTAGGCGATAGATGGTGGGACAGCAAAACACGTCCCGTCATTGTTAGTGGTTCTAAGTTCACTACGGTACCTAAAAGTGCTAAGACAGATCGCGGAATCGCAATCGAACCGACGCTGAACATCTATGTTCAGTTAGGCATCGGAGCTTTACTTAAGTCTCGTTTAAAAACACGATTAGGTTTCGACACTAGTAACCAAGAAGGAAATCAGAATCAGGCTGAGCGGGCTTTCGCCGATGGTCTCGCGACCATCGACTTGAGCGCCGCGTCTGATTCGATCTCCTATGAGCTTGTAAAATTCTTGCTCCCTTGGGACTGGTTTGTTCTCCTCTCTACACCTCGTTGCGAAGCAATCGACATTGATGGTTCTACTGTCAATCTAGAGAAGTTTTCCTCGATGGGTAATGGATATACGTTCGAGTTAGAGACGCTGATTTTTGGCGCTCTCGCTCTTGCCTCTGTACCCAAGGATGAACATATGGATGTTAACTGCTATGGGGATGATATAATTATCCCTACAGCGTACGCTAACATTTGTATCGATGTCTTGGAGTCTGTCGGCTTCAAGACGAACCGTGAGAAGAGTTTCCTGGCTGGAAACTTCTTCGAATCATGCGGCACAGATTGGTTTAAAGGCCAACCCGTACGCCCTTTCTTCCTTCGTCGTGACTCTGCATCGCAAATTCCATATGCGTTGCAGATCGCGAACGGCCTCCGTCTATACGCTTCACAGCGGATGGGCGCAGCGGGATGTGATCGTCGTTTTCGCCAAACGTGGCGGGACCTGTTTTATAAGGTTCCTAAGCGTTGGAGAAATCCAGTCCCCATTATTATGGGTGACACTGGTGTAATCGTCGATCGTTCCGAAGCCATTCACCTATCTTTTAACAAAGATGGGTGGGAAGGTTGGGAAGTTGTGTGCATCAGTCTAAAGCCGAAGCAATTGCGAAAGCAATCGTTAGGCCTGCTGTTGTCACGACTCGCATGTCCTGTTACGGAGATACCTTCCTTAGGGCGAGAGCCCCGAAGAGGTATATTCCGTCAAC